CGCATGAACCATGCTGAGCTGGTCATGGAGTTGCGTAGGCAACAAGCCCGTTCTGCTGGCCTGTTGGCAGAATGCCTATCTGAGTTGTCGAGAATGAAGAAGGTGCTAAATGGAGAACTCTACGCAGGAGAGCGATACGCAGGATAAGTATAAGGAGGAGCTATTGCTCTCCAGACGTATCTTAAAAAATGAGATGAACAGAGCAATAAAGGCTATTAAACCTGCTGAGAAGATAGAGTTAGTACGTGGGTGGAGAGAAGTGTACAGGTCAGAGATAGTGGACGAACTTCTGCGGGTGGCTAGAGACAAAGAAGCTAGGCTACGTATTGCCAACTGGAATCTTGATAACTTTGAAACTACGAGAAGACAAACAAAATGAGTCATACAGCACAGATGGTATTTGTAGAAAAAGTGAGAGCTAAGTTTCCAGAGTGTTTTGTACGCAAGACCGTTCTGGAAGTTGGTAGTCTGAACCTTAACGGCTCTATACGACAGTTCTTTCAGCAATGCTCCTATCTAGGCATTGATATTGGCAAAGGTAAGGACGTTGATATTGTTGCCCGTGGTGAAGATTTGAAGTACGAGGATGGAAGTTTTGATGTGGTGGCAAGCTGTGAGTGTTTTGAACACAACCCTGAGTGGGTGAGAACACTGCAAAACATGATCCGTATGTCGTCTAAGCTAGTCTTCTTTACCTGTGCCACTACTGGCAGGGCAGAACACGGCACACCACGTACAAACCACCATGACGCGCCCTTCTGTGGTGACTACTACCTAAACCTAACAGAAGACGATGTACGTGCCAGTATTGATCTAAGTGTGTTTAAAGACTATGAGTTCAGCGTTGATAACGAAGCTCATGATCTTTACTTTTGGGGAATCAAGTGAATTATAAAAACATTAAAAACTACGACAACATCACAGTAGTAGCCATCTACGGAAATGGTGATGGATTAAAAGCCGTACCCGCTATCAACAAAACAGCAGAGTGCTTGCCGGGGGCAAGGAAGCTACTTATTACTGACAGAGTTTTAAATACAGATATTCACCAAAAAGTAACCGCTGCACCCTTTGACCATGCTGGCTACAGCAAGTTCTGTATGTACTCACTAGCTAAGCACATAGAGACAGACTACGCCTTAATCGTTCAGCATGATGGATGGGCGCTAAACGCTGACAACTGGCGAGATCAATGGCTGGAGTACGACTATATTGGTGGTCTAACCCATGCCGCATTAGTAACCAACGCGCTAATTACTAACTACCAGTGGGTTGGCCTTGATAACGCTATCGTTGTACAAAACGGCGGGTTTAGTCTGAGAAGCAAACGCTTTATGAATGCGCTGACAGACTACGGCATCATGCCTACAGACCATCAAAACCCCATGCTAAACAATGAGGATATTCAACTTACTGCTTTTCTAAGAAGGACGCTAGAAAAGGTGGGTATCAAGTTTGCGCCGGATGAAGAAGCACAGCTATTTTCCTTTGAGCATCTATGCCCGGGAATCCATGATGGCAAGCTACATAAGATTTTTGGTCATCACAGCAGGTTTAGAACACTGCTCGGTGAAAAGAAAATGCTATGGCATCTAACCAGTGAACAAACAGACGCTATGCCAATGGAGAGAATGGCTTACGATTTGTTTAGATACTACGACTACCAAATAATTAGCTGATATGAAATTTAATTTAAATCAGTTCTACAAGTTTTGCGCTCAACTAAAGATTGAGACAAAAGAGCAAGGCTTGCGAAACCTAGATGATTTGCTAGGTACGCAAACCTACGTAATGGAGGAAATAGCGAATGGCTTGAAAGATAACATCCACTTCTTCGTTATCTTGAAAGGCCGACAACTCGGCATCACCACTATTTCTTTGGCCCTAGACCTCTACTGGCACTACTTAAACAATGGACTTAATGGAACACTGGTCACTGATACTGAAGAAAACCGAGACATGTTCAAAGGAACGCTCTCAGCCTACATGGATGGTTTACCAAAAGAGTACAAGATACCCATACTCTCACACAATAGAAACTCGCTGGCGCTCAAAAACAGAAGTCGAATCTTTTATCAAGTCGCAGGGCTTAGAGCGAAAGGAAGTCTTGGTCGTGGCAAGGGCATCACATTCCTTCACGGAACAGAAACGTCTTCGTGGGGCGATGAAGAAGGCTTAGCGTCTCTCTTGGCCTCGCTTGCTGAAACCAACGAGAAGCGTCTGTATATCTTCGAGTCAACAGCGCGTGGATTTAATATGTTTCACGATATGTACACGACTGCTAAACGTGCCCGTTCTCAACACGCAATCTTCTGTGGCTGGTGGCGTAACCAACTCTACACCGTTCCGGGAGAATCCAATCTCTACAAAGTGTATTGGGATGGAAAGCTAACACCTGAAGAAAAGGAATGGACGCGAGATATTAAGAAGCTCTACAACGTAGAGATCAACTCGCGGCAGATTGCTTGGTGGCGTTGGAAGCTCTACGAAGGTATCAAAGACGATGCGCTGATGTATCAGGAGTTCCCGCCTACTGAAGACTATGCCTTCATCATGACGGGTCTAAGCTTCTTCTCTAACGCCCGTTGTACGGACGCTATGAAGATAGCTAAGCAGATTAAGTGCGACCACTATCGCTACAGCATGGGTGCTAACTTTATTGATACAGAGGTTTTAAAATCTACTGACAGAATGTCAACCTTGAAGATATGGGAGGAACCCATTGATACAGCTTTTTATGTCATTGGTGCTGATCCTGCTTATGGCAGTTCTGATTGGGCTGATCGCTTTTGCATACAAGTCTACCGTTGCTATGCTGACGGTATGGAGCAGGTTGCAGAGTTTGCTACACCAGAGATGAACACCTACCAGTTTGCGTGGGTAATTGCCCACCTAGCCGGAGCATACAAAAACTCAACACTAAACTTGGAAGTCAATGGCCCCGGTCAGGCAGTTATTAACGAGCTACGTAACTTAAAACGTCAGGCAGCAGCCTTGGGCGGCAAAACCGGACATCAACTGATGGACGTATTGGGTTCAATGAGCAACTACATCTGGCGGCGTAACGACACGATGGGTGGTTTGTCTAACTCTATTGGCTGGCTGACTACAGCGTCCAGCAAAGAACGTATGCTTTCTTACATGAAAGACTACTTTGAGCGCGGAATGATAACGATTGTCTCTACTGATCTGATCGACGAGATGAAAACCATCGTGCGTGATGGCGGCTCTATCCTTGCGTCAGGCAGAAACAAGGATGATCGCGTGATGGCAAGTGCTTTGGCTTGCGCTGCCTTTGCTGAACAGCTTCAGCCTCGCCTGATTGCACAGAAAATTACTCGAAATGTCAGCAGAACGCAGGAAGACAGCACACCAGAGCAGATTGTTGTGGGTAGAACCGTATCTGACTACCTTAAAAGGATAGGAGTGTATGGACAGTAATGATGATTACATCATTCCTAAAGAGGAATTAAAGCAAATAATGAGGCGATTTCGCGCAGACAAGAAGCGTGGAATACCAATGCGCCTATTTTATGAACTGTCAGGTGTAGATAAGTCCAGAATGGACGATATTTTCTTCTACGACCGGGCAAACATGACGGAATTGGTGCAAAGACGGGTTTCCAAGGCGTATTTAGCGTGGAAAAATGGCGAAGTAGCCGTAATGATTAGGTTTGGACAGAAATGGATTGAGTGGAGGAAGAAACCCAAGCCCGTTATCGTCCGTGGATATGGTTTGCAGGTAGAAAATGGTGGCATCAAGCTCAAATTAGGGCTTAAAAACAGGTTAGATTACTCAGATTATAGTTTAGATGAGCAAATTAAGGGGAGATAGATATGAGTGTTATGCACGATTATAAATGCGATTTACATGGGTTTTTCGAGGCTTGGGAGCCTGTTTGCCCTGATGGATGCACAGAAAACGTCCAAATGGTGTTCTTGCAGCCAGTAGGAACCAAGTCAGACACTACAAAACACAACGACAAGACGCTAGACCAGCTTGCTCTCGACTTCAACATGACAAATATCAAGTCTGCAAGGGAGGGCGACAGTCAGGCGGGGTACTATTCACGCAATAACAAGCCTAACCCCAAGGGTGTGCCCGAGCCTCCACGCGAACCACGCGCAGGAGATGCTGCTATATGGGGTGGAGCAGGTGGTAAACTTAGCATGAACAACTTGTTGAAAGGAAATATGTTTCCTTCTGTTGCTGGTGAGCAAGTTGGCATTATGCCAAACCAAGTTGGGAACTTGACACAGCCACGTCCTGCGAGTTATATGCAAGACCAAGACAATTTATCATTGGATAAAAAATGAGAATTCCGTCAGAGCCTCTACAAAGAGAACAGTTCTACATTGATCTCATCGGAAAATGTTTAGTCTCAAGAGA